TGTCGCTCTTGATAGCCTCAACGTCCGGCATAGCTCCCGCAATCTCGGTGGCCGCTGCCTGAACCCGGCGTAACTCTCTGTTGGCCGTCGTGGCCCGGTCTGCTGCCATACTCTCCATGGAGCCGTAAATCCCCAGCCCAAGAATGCTGCCGAGGATTGCCATGCGGTCCGTTTTGTCTGCGGTAAGGAATAACCCGTATTGGTCCTGCATGATGAGGCCGGTGGCCTTGAGCGTCAGGCTGTCCATGCCGATGGTCTGCTCAATAATGGCCTGTGTGTCCTTGTATCTCTCCGCGCTGCGGTCCTGCCATTCGCCCTCCACCAGTTCGGCGAGGTTGAGCGTCGCCTTGCCGGATTTCTGCCGAGTGCGGGTGACGCGGTAGGTTTTTTCTCCGAGGCGGAACGTGAATTTGATAGAGCCGCTCCGGGCATCCTCCGCGTTACAAATCCAGCCGGTAAGGTCGCCCTCACGGGGCTCCTCGTAGAGCGCGTCCAGCATGGCATCCATAAACAAGCTCGATTTGCCTGCGCCGTTTTCGCCATTGATGGTGGCGAAGCTGATGCCCTCATAGCTGAATCTCTCGTCCCGGTAGTTGCGGTAGTTGTGGACTTCGATTTCCTGCGGGATAAACACGCCGGACGGGGCCTCAAGCCGGTTCTTTTCCAGCGCCTCCGAAATGATGGGGCGGGCCAGCGTCAAAAGCCTCTCAGCGTCCGCCGGTTCCTTGCCCTTTTCGGCGAGGTATGCGGCGAGGTTCTCCTCCGGGCTGTTATCGCCGGTCAGCTCATCGCGGTTCACACTGGCCGTAATTTCCTCCGGGGTGATTTCCTGCACCCAAAAGGCTCCGTCATCATAGAGCCGCTTTTCCAACAGCGCCTTGTTGAACGCCTTGTTTGCTGCGTCCGAGCAGGTATAGAGCACTCTCACGATGCTGCCCGCCATGGTGGTCTCCGGCTTCGTCCGCCATCCCCAAAGGTTCTGCGCCACTTCGTCAATGGCTCCGGCGTTGATGCCGTCGATGTCCGTCTGCGTCATGCGGATGGTTTCAAACTTGCGGTACGGGGTCTCGATGAACCGGCTGGACGTGCGGGTGAACCCGGTCCCGGTGTTGTCGTATTCATGGATGTAGAACCCGCGTTCCTGCCCCTCATCGTTGAAGTTGAGGCCGGTGATGCTGCCGCAGTAAAAGGCGTTTTCAGTTTCGGCAAGCTGCTGCGGGCGGTGAATATGCCCCAGCGCCACGAGGTCGAACCCCGCCGCTGAAAGAGTGTCCGGGTAGATGACCGGCTCAAACTGGGCGAAGAGCGCCGTCTGGCCGCTCTCCATGTTGCATCCGGGTACGGTGTAGTGGGTGGAGAGGATTGACGGGAGGCCGGGCGCGCACTGCGCTTTCAGTCCCATCACAATGTCCGCCAGCAGGTCCGTGAATACCTGTGTCTCCTCCTCACGGGAGAGGCCGGGGTGCTTTGCTCTGTATTCTCCTCGGTCAAACCACGGAACGCCCGCAACCTGAACCGGCTGGCCGTCGTATGTATAGACCGTCAGGAGCTCCGGCTGGGTGATGATAGAAACGCTGTCATCGCCGAAAAAGGCGGTTTTGAGCATTTCAAACTGCTGTTCGCTGTCGTGGTTCGGAGTGCCTCTCAGCACCACAACCGGCGCAACCTGCGAGAGGCTGCGGATAATCTGGATGGCTGCGCGGCTTTCCTTGAGCCCTCTGTCGGACCAGACGCGAGCCTGATGGAAGATGTCGCCGGAGATGATGATGATGCCCGGCTTTTCCTGCGCCGCTGTCTCTACGAGGCAGTTGAGGCAGCGCAAAACATCATGGTAGCGGGCGTTCTCGCCGTTGGTTTCCGGGCCCGGATAGCTACCGATATGCCAGTCGCCGGTATGAAGAATTTTCAAAGCCATAATCATTTCCTCCATTCGTGGTTTTTCTGACAGGTCCGGCAATAGGTTTTGCCCTCATAGTGCTTGCGGCTGTATTCCGCAACGTCGAGGCCGATTTGAACGCCGCAATCGGCGCAAAATTCGCTGTCACCGTTCTTGTTCTGCTGGCCGCCTCCGGCCTGCCGGGCTCCGCGCTGCTGTCTCTGCTGTGGAGGCTGCGGTGGCTGCGGCTCTGCGGGAGGCTGGGCGTATGCCGGGGGTGTTTCATCCTCTGCCGGATAGATACCGTTTCCCTCATCCTCATCGCCGACGTAGATGGTATGGCTGGCCGCCGGGCGGGCTCCGTAGAGCTCCTCAGTAGCCCCAAACATACTCTCGACGGCTTTCTCCCGGACTGCCGGATTGTCAAGGTTCGGCACCAGATAGGCCACGACGAAGGGTTTTTGGAACTCCTCGATGAAATACGAGGACTTAATCTGCATGGCCGTTCTGAGGGCGCGGTTGAGGGCCTTGCTCTCGCACATCTCGCTGCGGTATTTCATAAATTCCGCCCGCTGCTTGTCCGTCATTCCGGCGGTCACATCGTCAATAGCGATTTCCTTATGGGCGACGATGGTGACGTTTTCGCCGGTAAGCTGGGGGACGCTGATACGTACCTCATGCTTTACGTCCTTATTCGGGCAGGCACCGCAGCGCACTGGCTTTCCGATTCCCCGGTTGATCTCCGCGCATTTCTGGCAGGTAGAGGGGACGGTCGGGCGGCTGGACAGGATTTTGATGCCCGCCGCTCGCATGAGCTTGGTGAGCCCTTTCTTGGTGAGGGCGTATTTCGCCGGGGTGGCGGGGTGCGGGTAGCCGTCGCGGTCCGTGTAGGCCGCTTTGGCCTTTTCCATCTCGTAGATTTCCCCGTCATTGAGGTTGGTGCTGATAGATACGGCGTTCATCACCGGCTTTTGGATGTCGGCGATTTCCGTCACCGTCTGCATCGGGACGAGGAGGTTGTACTGCGTAGGCGGATACTGCTGAACAATGGACAGCGCCGCCTGATTTTTCTCGTTACTCACTTTTCTTCACGCTCCTATTGATTTTTAGATGTGGGCGTGGTAAAATAGCGTTTAGGTTGAGGGCCGCGCTTTCGGGTGCGGTTCTTTTTTTATGCCATTTTCCTGCCCGGTTTGGTTCTCGGTGTCGTCTCTCAGCAACTCGCACAGCGCCACCGTGAGCGCCGAAAATGCGTTTGCCCGGACCGTTTCTGCGATAAGGATGGCGAGGTAGTCATCGCCGTGGTCGGTTCCCTCTCGCTCGTTGATGAGGCTGAGTTTATGGCGGGCGTAAGGCTCTGCTTCGAGCATTTCCTCCGGCGCTATGGGCGCTCCGAGGTATTCTTCCGCCAAGTCATAAATCTCGACGCTACTCAGTCTCGTTGCCATCTGCGGCCTCTCTGGCGGCCTCTTCTCTCCGCTCTTTGAGCACCTGCTTGATGGTTTTCCCGGTGGCCTTTCGGCAGCACGAGGAGCCAAGACCGACCTCGATGGCCTCCGCACTTCTCAAGACCCTATTGCATCTCCCGCAACGGCAAGGCATTGAATTTCCCATGTGTTTTCCCTCCTAACTTTCGAGCCGTCTGAAAACGGCTTTATGGATAAAGTGATAGGCCAGCAGCGTGGCCGCCAGCACGAGCAACCATTCTCCGCCGAGGGAGAAGTAGCCGCGCTTCAAAAGCGCCAGCGGGACGATGATGGCCGCTACTACGGCTCCGGCAGCGGCTGCCATCGAGACTTCCATGAGCCAAAGAATTACCACCGCCGCAAAGGCTTTCGCCTTTCGGGCTCTCCGCGCCTTTCGGCGTTTCTGCATTTTGGACATATATACCCGCTGCGGGGTATTTCCGCTTGTGCGCTGACATTCCATTTCTGGCCGCATCTGGCGCACGTTTCGTACCTGTACGGCATTCAAGGTGTTCACCTCTCTTTTAGTAGATTAGCCGCCTCTATAACCGCGCGGCTGTATTTTGTGCTGCGGATGCCCTGCTCCCAAGCCTCCCGCATTCCTGCGTCGCCCATGTTGTAGGCCATGAGTGCCTGATTAGGGTCTCCGTATTTCTCAAAAGCCTGTCCGAGGATATAGACCCCGGCAGTAATGTTCTGGTAGGGGTCCAACATATCCGTGAGCCCCAGCTCCTCCGCCAGCCATTCGTGATTGCAGGCGTTAATCTGCATGAGGCCGTAATCGTTGGTGGCGCTCTTCACGTTGGTTCGGTAGCTGCTTTCCCGCTCGATGAGGGCGAGGGCAATCTCAAACGGAACGCCGCGCGCCTCGCACTGTTCCCGGACGAATCTTTGGAGCTCATCGGTGAGGGGGATGTCGTAAAGGATTTCCGGCTCCGTGGCCGTCGGTTCGGGTGCGGTCGTGGGCGTCGGTTGGATGTAGACCGTACACTGTGTTTCTGTCAGCACGTTGTGGGGGTTCGTGGAAATCGTGGGTTCCTCTGCGCGTCCCCGGTCGGCTGCCGATGCACAGGTGCAAATCATAGCCACCATGAAAATCGCCGCAAAGAAAACGGCTGTCGCCAGCTCCATCCGCGCTTTAAGTCTCTGCATAACCTCGTGTCGTCTCCGCCGTCAGGCTGCCGATGGCCCGGAGAGCTATGCGGTCGAGGATGGCTTTTATCTCCTCCGGCGTTCTGGACCGGCAGTAATCGTCGCATATCCTCACGCGGGTGTTCCCGATATGCAGGCTTTCCACGGCGTTTCCAGCCAAAGCGGTTTCCGACACTTTTCACACCTCCTTGTGGTTTTTGTGGATAACTTAGTCCTTGCCGAACTGCTTGCGGTAAAGCAGTTTCAAGGACTGGATTTTGTCGTCTATCTCATCCAGCATCCTGAGATACTCTTTCATGCGCTCGCGCTCATTATCGTCGATAACGCCGTCCGCCGCGATGTCGATGATGCCGTCTTTTACCTCCGGCAGGCATCGCATGACCGAGAGCATTTGCAGCACCACGGCCTCGAGCTCCTCCACCTTTACCGGGTTCACCGTTCCAATTCCCAGCGGGCAAAGCCGCGAGCAAAAATGGTTTTGCAGCTCCGGGGCGTTGTAGGTGTCCGCGAGCATGAGCACCTCATCCGGGTGCGGGTTCACGGTTCCCAGCTCGATGTTAGCCAGCCGGGTGCGGTCGATTCCCGTCAGCTCCGAGGTTCCCTCTCTGCTGGCGAGCCGGTCGTTCCACGATGCGGCGGCCATTCGTGCCTTGTAAAATACGTTGTCCGCCGCTTTCGTCGCCATCTTAGGCATTTATCTCTCCCTCCTCTCCGGGTAAAATATAATCACAAGGACGAAACAGGTTCGCTCCTTTCAGGGTCGCTTATTTCGGATTGTGACGCGAAACGGGTCGTTTTGGGTTAAAAAAAATATCGTCGTACTCGTAGTTGAGCGCGCCCTTGATTTTCAGGCTCAGCTTCAACGACGGGTTTTTCTCTCCGCTCTCGATTTGGGCGTAGTGGCTGCGGCTGATACCCAGCTTGTCGGAAAACGTCTGCTGAGTGTACCCCGCCCCCTTGCGGAGACCAATCAACCTCTTTCTCAATGCGAATGCTCCTTTCTTTTTGCCCCGTATCGGGGCTTTCTAAGAGCATTATAGTCCCTAAAAGGGGCAAAGTCAAGTTATTTTTCAAAAATTTTTTCTTGAGTGACACTTTTCATGTCATTATGTTCCTTTTAGGGACAAACTATGATATACTATTTTTTCAAGGAGGTTCTATCATGCAGAAGTTTTCACAGCGGCTTATCTCCCTCCGCAAAGAACGGGATTTGACACAGAACGATTTGGCGCGCATCATCAAAAAGCAGCGCACCACTGTCTCCGGGTACGAGACCATGGATAAGGAGCCGGATTTTGAGGTTCTCTGTGCGCTGGCTGAGTATTTCGGCGTGACTACCGATTATTTATTAGGCCGGGACGACGAGAGGGCTCATGCCGACGTGGTGTTCCGCAACGACAATAATCCGCATCTGCGCATCCACGATACGGTTTTCGGAGTCAAGGTAAGTACAGACATCCAGGCGAAGCTGGCCAACCACGAGGTCGTCTTCATCCCCGGCATGAAAGTCGGCGGCAAGACGATCAGCACCGACCTTCGTTACAGCGACACGGGCCGGCCCCTGTTCGGCAACAACGCCCGCAATTACCGTTCGCGTCTGGGCGAGGAGAACCCGCGTCCGCGCCAGCGCGTCCGCCGGCGTCTTCCGTCGCTTCCCGGCGCACAACCCAAAGGCATGAAAATCGGTTAGCCATTATGAAACGACACGTAGAAGAGAAAGAGTTGCCGTACTTCGCGGCAACTCTTACCGCTTATTTGCGCGAAAGCCATCCTGAACTGCTCCCCGACAAACACTTCATCGCCGAGCGGAGCGACCATGCGGCCCAGACCTATGAACGTGCCGTTCGCAACGGCAACAGCGTCTACG